TTCCCGCAAGTTAGTTGCCGCTGCAGCCATTTCATCATCAGGAGGTACACGGAACTTATCTTTTGCGTAGTTTTCATTTTTCCAAGAAGCTAATGTATCGGGAGTAAATCCTAAGTCATCAACAGCATCTGATGGTGCGTCAGCAAGAATATCATCTGATTTAGGTTTAAGCCTTACATTACCAAGACCAGACCCCATGGCATTAGGGTCAACCTCTACACGCTTTGCTACGTCAAATACTTCTTTAGCACCCTTCTTAATAGCTTTAGCGGCAGCATCTCCTACACCCGGCACAAGTCCTACTAAGGCAGCACCGCCCAGAGCACCCGCTAGGTAGTAATTAGGTTCGTCTTTTTGTAGCTCATCGTAGACCTCTTTAGCTGCCATAGCATCACCAATAATAGGTGTCATACTAGCTACAAAGGTGGCAGCATCTTTAAGAGAAATATCCGAAGGCTTCACAGCAAGTTTCTTGCCCTCTGCAGCCCAACCTAATGCTTTTTCCGTTTGGGTATTTAGGTTCATTATTCTGCACCCTTAATAACTTCATCACGAAGCGTTTTAAATCTACGAAGTTCTGTGATTGCCCCTTGGACTTCTAAAATTCTCTGGGGGTCTTTTTGTTTTTCCAAAAGGTCACGAAGACCTTCGATTCTAGCTGCAGCGTAATCGTGCAGTAGATCCATTTGCTCTTTGTTATTCACCAAAGGAAGCAATAGGCGGTAAAAGCTTTTATCCATTATTTACCCTGAAACAGTACAACGCAATGTTGTTGGTAGTGACTAGAACACTTGCCTTAGTCTTTTCTTCCATGCAGATTTTCTCGCTGGGATACTGGCCTAGCTGGTAATGCGTTACGTTGTTGTTCAATACCTGAAAAAACAGAAGTATCCACATTACTGAGGCTGTCCCTGTGGTGGCTGCGGTACGTTCCCGCCGTTGTCTCCACCACCTGCGCCTGTGAAGCCGGGAGCGCCCGGTTCTGGTGCGCTACCCGGTGCAATGTTACCATTGCCGTTGCCTGTTGGGTCTTGTGGGGAAGGTGCGCCACCCGGTGCTGGTGCAGCTTGTGCTGGATCAGGCTGGGGCATCATAGCTTGGATCTCAGCCATCATCTTGGCTTGGATCATCGCTTCCCGTGGATCGTTCATAATCTTGTCTTCATCTAGGTCCATGGACGCTGCGAGTTCACGCAGGATGAAGTCATACTTAACAAACGGTGCCATCTGTTGGTTAGCGGTCATCTGCATAAACTGTAGCAGACGCTGGCTGCGGATCTCGTTACGCATCAGGCTCTCGGTGCCACGGGCTGTAACCGCAAGATCACCTTTGGTGTACATCTGATCGAAGTTAAACTGCATGTTGAAAGCGAAGAGTGCTTTGCCCAGAGGAGCCAACAGATAATCATCTAGGTTGCGTACCACCGCTTTGATGTTCTGTGCGGCTGCACCCATAAGCATGGACATACCAGAGGCTGTACGGCCTACACCCATCACACCGCCTACGCCGTGGCTGTAGGAAGGGATACCTGTAGCTTCGTCAGACAACTGACGGGCCTTATCGAACATCATTAGAAGCTCGTTTGACACGTTGGGGAACTTGGTGCCGTGAATCGCAGCGCCAATTTGACCCCCCTGCCTGCGAAACACCTTGCCGGGGTACACAGACAAATCTTGTCCCGGTACTAAGTTAGTTTCATCAATCTCAATCAAGAGGTTACCGGACAGCGCACCGTTATCTACGGCCATCCGCATGAAGCCATTCATCAGAAGCTGCGTGTCTTCCATATTCTCAGCAACGCCGATACCGAAGAAGCCGTATGGGTTAAGCTCATAAGGCACTGCAGAGTAGGGGATGCGAGTAGGTGTAAACGGGTTGATCACTAGGCGAAGGATTTGGCCGTTACAGACCCAAACATTTACCTGAACTTCGTCACGATCTTCCATTTCTTCGGGCAGATCGATGTCAGCCTGTTCTGCAAGCTCCGCATCAAGCACACCCCAATACTCAAGAACCTCGAAACGGTCTGGGCTTTCAGAGTTATTGCTTTCGTCTAATGCATCTTCCCAATACTCACGCTGGTACTGTGGGCCTTGCTCAATAGCGAGTTCAATGCTCTCAGTGCGGAAGTGTGGGCGGCGTTTAAGCGCACGAAGCTGGGTACGGTTCAGACGATGCCGTTGTATAGTATACTCAGCTTCAGCCATGTTTCGGGCGTCTGGGTCGGGGTATAGATCCCAGATAGACACATACTCCACTTTGGGAATAGTTTCATACAAAGGATCATAGTTACCCTCTTCATCCCAACGTGGGTATTCCTTGTCGAAGGCAAATGGACCCTTGAGAATACCGGTGCCGAACAGGCATGTTTCAAATGCTACAGAACGAAGGTGCTTAGAGGCGCTGGTTTCATCCAACTGGTCATGCATCTTGCGTTCCATGGTCTGTGCAGCCATTTTTGCAGGCTCAAAGTAGACAGCAGAAGGGGAATCCCCGGAACCCATCTCCAATTCATCCGCAATAGGCTCTAATTTAGCCTTATATGGCCCCAAATCCTTCTCAATGTCAGGACGGGCAATAGGACGCTTCGGAGTGTACTGTACCCCGGCCATTTCCTCTACTTTTTCAGAAGTAATGGCATTTGGGTCGTAATTTACCTCACCAGCAACATTATTAGGGTACTTGCGGCTTTCAATGCCCACCGGGAACTTAGAACCGGCGAATAATACGTCTACAATCTGCGCATATGCTGCCAAAACCTTGGTTTTAGTTATCTTAACAAAGGCTTGGGACTTTTCTGTTTCAGTAAACTGCACATCAGGGCCGTAAATACCCCGATAATTGCGATATGCCATTAACCAACGCTCTTCATCGGACAAACGGTGGTCTTTTGACTTGCGAAACTGCCCTTGTATGAACGATGCGGCCCCGGAGAAGTCTAAATTCTCTTGAGCTACGTCACCATCCTCTACAAGAGCTACAACTTGCTCCGCTTCTGTTTGATCTTCTGTCAGAGATCCGGTCGGTTTATCCATTAAAGCCATATTTTAGTATCCAAATCTTGAATCTGAGGGTGTGTACCGCTGTATTGGGACGCCCCGTCCCATATCAAAGGGTGAAAAGGCTCTGGGCCTACTCATAATGCCGTACCGGACGCTGTCGTATGCATGGTCTGTTGCATATCTGGGGTCGATGTCATCGGAACCTTTGGGGTCAGAAGGTATTACAGGGAGATCCGCTATAATCTGGCGGCAGGTGTTGAAGAAAACGATGCCGGGGGTATCCGTTTCCTCGTTAATCTTGAGAACTTCGTGGAACCTGTTCTTACCGGAGACCCTTGCGCCTGCAGAACGATCACTCGGACGCCAGCGGCAACCCATTGAGACCATCTCTTCGGCTATGCTAGGGCCGATTTGACCTCGGTTGTGCCAGCAAGAGCTATCAAGAACACCGTAGTGTATGCTCTCACCACGCTCTGCTTCCATAACCGCACGGCCAAGGTCTTTGCCGGTATGCTTAGACACATACAATTCCCGGTAAACGTACAAAGTCTCGTAGCTAGGATCGATGGCAAACCAGTGTACCGCAGAAAAAGAACTATAACCGTAGTCACATGACCTAAACCTGCGCCAATCATCCGGTATGTCGAAGGGTTCGCATACATGCTTGGACTGTTTGAACTCAGGGAAGGCTGCACCATCTGCTACTGCCCAATCACCCTCTAGCAACTGACGCCGCTGCATCTCAGGCAGAGCTAAAAGGTTAGCCTCGTACTGCCCATCTTGCATAAGATACGGATTGTCTCTCAATGATGCAGGGATAAACCTGCGGTAGAAAAGAGGTTCGCCCTCTTTTTCATGTCCTTTCGGGAACACCATCGGCTCCCCGGTCTCTAGATCCGTTGCAACAAAGCGTTTGTTTGCTGGCGCAGGGTCTACGAACATCTGCTTAACCCAGCCATGCCCTCTACCGCCGGGGTTGGTTGTAGCCCTCATAAACAACGGGAGGTCTGGGTCGGTAGTACGCAGCCTTGAGCGCATGTAGGACCACGCAAAGGGCGTGGCATGCTGGGTAAGTTCATCAAAGGCGATGTAGCTAAACGCTAGACCCTGATACCGCAGAACATCTTCATCACGCTCTAGGTAGGTCATCCACAGTTTAGCACCGCTAGGGAACACCCACTGAGACTTCTTCTCCTGCCACTTAGCACCCGGATAGATCTTCGGGTACATCTCTTGTGACTTCCAGATCAGTTCCCGCAATTCATCGTTAGTACGGCGCAGGATGATCCCGTTGAAGTTCTTGTTGTGGAAGTACCGCATAGGGTCTGCAAGCAGTCCA